AACAGCAACGATAGGTTTGTTTGATTTACTCATTTTAGTAGCACAGAACCGTTATTTGTTCGGCAGCGATTCGAACGGCTGATTTCGTGTCACCACCGTCCGACCACTTCTCAACCTTCACACGGCCTTTGACACGCACCAGCGCGCCATTGGCGACTTCCATAATCTTCTCAGCCACTTGCCCCCATGAGGACAGTTCGAACTCATCGAAGTCTTCGTGGAATCGGCCATCCGCATCCGTCCAATGGCGAGCGACGGATATAACGCGGCGCACCATAAGCGCACCTGTCTTGGTTTCTGTTTGACGGCTGATACCTCGAAGTTCGCCGATCAGATAAACCACGTTCTCTGTGGGCGTGGCTGTTTCGTTTGTTGTCGTTGTAATTGATGCACTCATTGGAGGAAGACGCAACCGAGTTGACGGTAGCATGCCATGCGCTTTTTCGCGTGATACGCTCCGATGGGGTGGAACTTGTCAGAAAAGTCCACGATTGTCGCACAGTTTTTGGAATCTGTTTTCCGTAGTGCGCGACTCGCTCTCTGGATCGTCTTCTGTGATGACCGACCGCCACTCACCATGATGAGTAGTTCGACATTTGGAAGATCGAGTCCTTCGTCGGCCAGTGATGTGGCAATCATGGTCCGCAGGTTGCCAGCCTTGAACTCCTCCATCGCGGCCTTGCGCTGCTTCTTCGCAATCTTGGAATGGACGAGCAGAGAATTCGGAATGCGCTTTTCGTAGTCCTCACCCAGCGTGATGCGCGGGATGAGAATGAGCGTCTGCATGTCGAGGTGGTCTAGCGCGTAATTGATGGCGTAATCGTTGCGCTCACGGTTCTCGCAGATGCCGATTTCAACGAGCGATTCCCAGGCGCACATGCGCTTCAATTCGTCGTCACTTATCCGCATATACCGCCGTCTTGTTACAAACAGCCGGTCGATGTTGTCATCGATCTTCTGCTTCAGATTCAGATCAGTTGCGTCGGAGAGTTCGAGATAAGCGTCGGCCAATGAATCGCCGATGTCGCTGCGCTTGATTTCGTAGACTCGCTGGTTGAACAGCTCCTTGATGACAATATTACGATCCTCGTTGTCACTCCACGGCGTGGCGTCAAAACCATAACGCTCTCCGTCACAGGATTCGATGATGCGTCGCCATCCAGCAGCGGGGCTGTGCTTCGCTTCGTCAACGATCAGTATGTCCTTCTTGCTGAAGTCCACTGACTCATGCGGACAACGCACCTCAACGACCTCGTCAGGTACACCGGCAACGCGGAGCGATGTGCGCGCTTGCTGACATGTCTCGCGTGTTGGGGCGAGCCAGCCAAATCTAGCCCCACCCAAGCTATGTTGGAAGTGCTTGATGATGCTCGCGGCAATCCAGGTCTTACCGCTGCCAGCCGGAGCGACGATCAGACCGTCGCTAGTTTTGGCCCACTCTACTGCTTTCTGTTGGTATTCTCTTAGATTCATAGTTTTAGGAAATTTGTCCCTCCGACCGCCGCTTCATGGTGGCCGAAGGGTGTTGTCCGTACCACACGGTACGAATCGCTTACTAATGGGTGACTGCCGTCAATGATGCGCTTACTTGCGTCGTATTGCTCATCTTTGCCAGCAGTTCTCTCACCGCTTTTTCAGCGAGAAATCCGATCTTGATTCCATGCTTTTCGCTAACAGCGCGCAGCTCGGAATGAAGTGCTGAGTCGATTGTGATGACTGTGCTTTTCTTTTTGGTTTTCATTCGCAGGTGTAGATTTTGTCGGTGGTTCGCAGGCCGGTGGGCCATTGAGGTTCGGTGAATGACTTCTCGATGAAGATGACCTTGTCGGTGGGCTGGATGGTGAGTCGTTCGCCATCGGTTCGGATGAACATGAATTCCTTGGCTTGGTTGGGTTGTCGGCTCCAGCTATCGCCGATGGGAGCGGCGGTGAAGAGGTAGTCGCCGGTGATGATTTGATCGGCGCATTTGACCTGGCATTCGAGTCCTCGGAGGAAGGTGTACTCGATGGTGGTGAAGTCGGTGCCGTAGCAGTCCCATCGCTGGGCTTGCTGAGGTGTCCATTCAAGCTCTGGATCGGAGCTGAATGTTATGGCGTGGGGCGGGACTGCCCGATAGACCGCTCCGCATTCGAGCATGATGGTGCAGCCCCACATCCGACCTGGGATGGATACTAGGCCGAACCAGACGCAGGGGATGAATGCTGTCCCGGATAATCCGAGGAAGGATGCTTCGACGAAGCAGTACTGATGGTGAGGCAGTTGGCCTGCTTGTGAGTAGGTCATGGTTTCTCCGTAAGCGACTTGATGTATCGTTTCCTCTCAGCCGGTTTGGCGTCGATGATGTACTGTAAAGCTCCGCAAGCATTCACGCTCGCAGTGTGTTCCCAGTCCTCTTTATTGTCGTAGTACTCATGCCATCGCTCGCTGGGTGCGACGACAATCTGGCCGGTTCGATTGTGGCGGAACACGAATGCGGCAGGGCCGATGGGTACAATCATCTTCCCTCCAACCATTTTTCGAGGTCGTTCAACTCGTTCACTTTGGCTTCGAGTTCTTTGATTCGGTCATTGGCCGCGGTGAGTTCGCGTTCGAGTTTCATTGAAAATCCGATCATTTCGTTCAATGGTTCCGCAGAATCATTGGCTTCACGAATGGCAGATCGAAAAGCCGCATCCGTCCTCGGTGTATCGCTCACAACTTCACCTCCTTCTCATTCCACAGCAGCAGATCCGCTCGCAATGCGTCGTTCTCCTGCTCCAGTTGGGTGATGCGGACATTCGAGTCATGCCGCTCTTGAGACACTTTGAGATTTATCTCGCATATTTTATTATTTAATGATTTCAATTGCTGCGAGGACTTCTCCAACCGCTTGATGCGTTCTAAAAGTAGAGGCACTTCGCGCTGAATCACTTTGCGCTGAGACTCTCCGAGTTTTGCTCCGAGCAGTGTTGCGATGGCGTTGGCGTCCCATTCGCGTTCAACCTCCAATGCCGACTCCTTCCATTCCTCCAGCCGCTTGATGCGTCTTTCAAGTTCTTCATTTGAATTTAGCAATCGAGATTCATTTGATCGGAGTTCGTTGAATTCTTCCTCCAGCCACTTGATGCGGTCTTGAAGCCGCAGGTTTTCTTCATCCAACAATTGCTGCTGCCGGATGATTGCGTTGGACGCGGTGAGTTCTCGTTCCAGCCTCCTGCACAGCATTCCCAGATCGGCCACGTTGTGCGGAGTGCTGTCTGATATTGGGGTGTCGCTCATTTGCACTCCTTCCATTTGAACTGCGGTTTGCCGCTTGTGTCGGCCACCCACTCGGCATGGTTATTTAGAATAGCATCCTTCTGCATACGAGTTTCACCTAGATGAAGCCCAGTGAAGAAAGCTATGAATAAACCAAGCAGAATAAGCCAGAATAGCACAAATGAATCTGTGTCTTTCATTTCGCCTCCCTCGCTTTGAGCAATGCGTCGGCTATTTCGTAAGCCATAATCGCGCTCTGGTTTATGTTGTTGTACCACCCCACTTCATTGATTGCCTTCGCCGCGAAGTAGTCGCGCAGGGTCATCCCGATTTGTGGACTCGTATGTCCATCGGCTCCAGTTCTTGCAAACGCCGGTCCTCCGTCGTTGATTGGTGCGCTCATTTCGTTTCCTCCATCACCCCGCACGGGAGCCATGTTTTGCCGCCGTCGGTGCTATGTTCTCTGGCGTTCAACCAATAGGATCTATCGTCTGAAGTTTCTGTGTCTATGATAATGCATCGTCCTTCCAATCCTTTGGTCCTCATTATTGCACCCAGCGGAACCTCATCAGAGGTCCACGGGCGGAATGTTGGGGTGGGTTTGATGCGGTATTCTGTGTTACCCCAGTCCCACCTCGGTACATGGATCTTTACCCACATTTCGTAATACCAATGTTCCACTTCCTTCCCATCCGCAAATGCCTGCATTACGCGGATGGCTTCTTTGGTTTGTTCAATGTTCATTTCGTTTCCTCCACCTTCACCATCGGAACGAAGTCAAGCCGGTTGCTCTCGTCGATTGCGATTCCCCAATTGTTCCTGCGGCAGGACAGTTCGGTGGCGTTGTAAACTTCCATCACCTTCTCGTCCGGCAGGTAAATGGACAGCAGTCCTTTGAATGTTAGTCGTACCGTCTCTGATTTGTTTTGCTCGCTCATTTCGCCTCCTGTCTCTTTAGATATTCACTCACCGCCTCATCTGCAACGTATTGCAGTTTGTAGCCTTTCTTAACTGCATACTCTTTCAGTCTCTTGTGCGTGTCGTCTGACACGACGAACATCTTAGCAACGGGACGTTTGGGTTTGGGTTTGTTCATTTTGATTCGCTCGTAATCGCTTCGTGAATGACCTGGAAATGCTCGGCAAAAATGCCGTCTCGAATGGCCAGCGCAATCTGGCGATGTTCCTTCTGCGTACCCTTCGCGCAACGCTGCTCGAAGTAATGAATCCATGAGCGAATGTTTCCAGTCATGTACAGCGTCGTCTGCGTGCAGAGCGGAAGAACCATGCGAGCGGTTTCACGACTCACGCCTTCCTGGAGGAGCTGGCGATAGGTCTTGAACGCAAGATCGACAGACTTGGCCACCGCGTCGTACGCCCAGTCTTGATCGAACGAATCGCCACTTCCCTGGCGGTTGACTCGATCCTGAGTGCGAAGTTCGACCGGCTCCGGCGAATCACTCGGCGCATACCGTTGTGAAAATTCTTGGAAGCAGAACGAGCGGTGACGAATGATCTGAGCGGAGATGGCGCGGCTGGTCTGAATCTCGACCGTCATACTGGCCTGTTCGAAAATGCTCCAGTGGCCGTTCTTGATGCAGTAGGCCAGTAGTTTTGGAGCGGTGAGCAGGCTCATCTGGTTGCTCGGATTGCTGACCCGCGCTGCGAACGTGATGAAGTCGGATGCGGTCATTGTGCCGTCGCCGACAAGTGGTTTTGTGATTGCTGCGATTTTGACTTTCATGGATGCGAATTAAATTCTTAGGTTTGAGCGTTAACTAGGAATGCGCTCCCCTCCCCCCGTCTTCCTTAGTTTAGAACGGCTTTTCTTCGTCAGACTCAGGAGCAGTCGGCGCAGGAGCTGCCTTCATGTTCTTGATGCGATACGCCTTCTTCTTCTCTCCATTCGATTCGTACTCTTCAGCACGGACAGTGATGGCCAACTCTAAGCCAATCATTGAGCGCAGGAAGTTGGCGTAGCTTCCCTTGACGCCGAGGAAGTCCACCTCGGTTCCATCCGGTACGTTGTGGTTGGTGGCGGCAACCAACTGGTTGACGCGGAACCAGACGTTCTCCTGGTTGATAAAACGGTCGGCGATGCTCGATCCGTCCTCGGTTGCGAATGTCACCTTGCAGACCTCGCGGCCCTTCGCATCGAGCGTTTCCTCGACCTTGGTGATGGTGACAATGTACTCGCCTTCAGCGTTGATGTAGCTGCCTCCGGCGTCCTTACGATTGACTTTGAACATATTGTTTTAGGGATTTGGATTGTGGTCTAACTCTCGGATTTATTCAGCACCCATTTCGGGCATGAAAGTGTTTGTGTCGCTGTCGGATAGGCTGGCCAACTGTCCAGTGCGCGGCACTCGTGGAGCGTCGAGATGGCTTTACGCCTCAGATTCTCACCGGCCTGAAGCCATTCGATGTCCAGCTTGTAGATACCGACGGCGTACGGCGCTTTGCGTTCGACGGCCACGAAGATGAAGTTCTCCGCTCCGGTCATCGCCAGATAGTGAGCGGCTTGAATGTGGTAGCCGAACGAGGTGATTGTGCGGCTGAACGCTTCAGGCGATGCGTCGTCCGTTGTTTTCACATCGACCAGGGTGTGGTCCTCGACCCAAAGATCGGGACGAGCTTTCAGAGGTAGGCCAGTCTCCTCATCTTGAGCGAAGACACTCGCCTCGATCTTGTGCGGCAGGTTGATGATGTCCCAGAACGGATGGCGGCGGACGCTGTTCGCTACGCCCTGGACATCGATGTCCTCGGCGTGAGTTAGATGAATGCGGCTCTTGTGCTGCTCCTTCCACGCTTTGCCCTCCTTGGTCCGACCGTCGATGTCCGGCGGAATCACGGCGACGACCTGCGAGTACAGTTGCGGTTCGAGAACAGCCGTGTGAATCGCCGTACCAAGCTGCATCGCCTTCGTAGGCTCCTGATGCTCCTCCAGCGCGGCTTTGTAGTGCGCCGGAGACTTAAGGATCTTGGTCATCATCGACTTTGAGAGAGCGTCAACGGCGTGATACTTCTCGGCTGGCATGTCGAAGTTGATGTGGCGGTTTAGAATACTCATTCGAGTGTAGGAGCTGAGAACGCCTTAGCCTTGGAGATGAAACCGTCGGCGTCGCTGATGATCATGTTGGCCACCTTGGTGCTGACATCGCGGAAGTTCTGACCTTCCTTGATGAGGTTCTTCGAGAGCAGGAACGCATTGGCGATGTCGCTGTGCGGTTCGAGGATTTGCTCCAGCTTGTCTGTCAGCGAGAAGGTCGACTCCGGCGTCACATTGACCGTCTGGCGCGTTGGAGTGGGTTGAGCGGGTGTTGATGGGGTGTTGAAGTCGGCCACCTCCTCGGGCGTGTAGCGGCCTTGCGTGATTCGCGGATCGAGCATGCGAGTCGCCTTGCTGATGACCCGCGCACGGAGCATCTCAGCGGGGAACTTCGCCCAGCCACTGCCAGGCTTTGCGGGGATTAGACCGGCAATCTTCGCATCCTCTGCGGTGAATGAGACGCGAACCTTCTTCACACCCTTGCTGAAGTCGGCAATCGCCGCCACCGCATCGAACTGAATCCAGTCGATGTCCCATCCGGCATTCATCAGACCAGAGAGCATCGACTCGCTCTTCATGGTGATGTTGCCATTGATCAAATGGTTCTCGCGCTTCCAGGAAAGCGGGGTCATCCGGCTGGCGATGCATTCCAAAGCGAGGACATAGCCCTGCTCAGGTTTTGTCGCCCCAAACATTCCCGAGTGTGCGATCCAGTCGCCCATAGTCTTCACCGCATCCATCGGACTGTCGATGCGGTCGTAGAAGTCAGGACTGGCTGGACTCAGAGGTTGCGGTGCTGTCAATGGAACTAGGTTGTTGTTGCTGATCATTTGTATTCTCGTTGTTCTGCTGTTTTGGTTTCTTGCTTGCGTACGGATTCACGGCTCCGGTCATTGCTCGACTCTCAAGAATCGCCGCGATGTCGGCTTCCGTGAAAAGGATTCGTCGGCCAATTCTCCTATGCTGGATGCCGTCATTGCGAACGATTCGCCTTAGCGTCTCGGTGCAAATTTGGAGCATCGCCGCCGTTTGTTTGGCCGTATAAACTTTCATCAAAGGGGAATGGCAACTGGGTGATCAATCACGGGCAGAAAATCCAATAAAGCCCTGTCGCGCCACCTCGACGCGCTCTACGCCCAGTTGCCAAAAAATTGTCATCGTCGCGGACGTAGTGTTGCAGTCGTCTCAAGTCGTTGCAAGAGGATTTTCAAAAATTTTTCGGCCTAGTCGTGTCTCGATTCTTTGGAGGTAGGCCACCTGCTCCGGTGTTCCGTTCACGCCGCTGCCATTGAGGAACGTCACGCGCTGGTCCATGAGATGATCTTTGCGTCGTTGCCATTCCTTGTCGGATTCGCCGTCGTCGCGTCGGATCGTGTACGGGCCGTTGCGGAGTTCCAGGGTGTACGTTTCGGCGTTTGGATTGAACGGCTGACACTCTGGCTTTGGCCCGAAGCCTTCCCAGGTGTCATCGTCGTCAACGTCCTGATAAGATGAACGCTTCAACGCTTCATCGATCTTGCGTTCATGCTCCTTCAAGGTTTTTTCGATCCTGCCTAAACTCTTGGTTGCTCGCTCGACGAAACCGGCAAGCGTTGCAAAATTTTGTTCAAGTTGTGTGAGTTTATCGGTTTCCATAGTCTGTTGGTTTCTGGGTTATTTCGAAGAATACTGCGGAAAGAGTCGTGCAAACTCGTCGGCCAAAGAAGGTTCGGTTGATTCCACGGGTTGCTCTTCAGCGGGTTCGTCGGCTGGCTCACCCGCTTTCCTGTCATCGCCCCTTTTGCCCTTGGTTCGCTTTGCAGTCTTCCGCTTGAGGCCTTCAACATCATCTTGCAACCGGCGCACGGTTGACTTCAAAACGGCCAACTGCCGCTCAAAAGCGCGATGCTCACGGATGATCGACAACTCGCTTGTCTCCGCATCGCTCGGTCGAAACTCGCAACCCTTCCACTGCCGCTCAATCTTGTCGAACACTAGCACCCGACACTTCGGATGCCGCATCGAATTGAACGCCCGTATCGCCGCCGCCAAGTCGCAACCCATCTCCTGTCCGATGTAGGCCAGAACTTCCGACTTGCTGGTATCCAGATCGTGCCGCTTTGGAGGCATCTGGCTGAACATCGTTCTTGGTGTTTTTCCTGATGGCAAATAGCTCATAACGAACTCTAGTCTGCGGTTCATACCGACCATTGTCAAGGTCCAGTAGTTAGATTTCCATTTTCTCGGTTAGATTCAACTCTTCCACGGTTAGCTACACACGTTATCTATTTCACTAAAATGAAACCCCCCTTGGGATTAAAAACCCAAGGAGGGGTGGTTTCATCCCGAAAACGGTATGCTTGCTCCCCGCCTTTGAGGGCGGTGTCGCAACCGTTCGGGATGAAAAAGATGAAGATGCGTCGCTCAATCGCTCGACTTGAATGCCGCTCAAACGCTCTAAACGACGCGCTGATGCGTTTTGATTGCTGGATGGTGTGATGACAGCGGACATGGGTTTGGGTGCGCTAGAATCGAATCGGTCGGGCGACCTAGTTTTGACTGCGGATTGGTGGCCGACGGGACATCTAACTTTCTACGCGGCGAAAAGTTCTCGCATGAGCGTTCGATACGCTAACTCGGCGGTTGTCGGAACAACACCGTTTCCGAGGAGTCGCAACTCGTCGGTTCGATTGTCACAGGAGACGCACAACTGGGCATAGTCCAGCCGACCGGAACTCCCATCAATGTCTCGACCCAGCGAGCATTCAGGCGAGATGTCGATGACACGGGGTGGTTCCCATGCGTATTGCTGCTCGCTAGGACGGCTGGGCCAGCAACATAAACCGCTCGCGCAAGCTGATCCGTTCTGTTCCTGTTTGACCCGTCCGGGTTGATTGCTGTCGTCGCCATTCCAGGTGAATCCTTCCAATCGCGAGCCGATGCGGTTGGCCAAAATGAACACCCGCTTGCGCTGGTGCGGTGCGCCGACTTCAGACGCGCTGAATATGCCTGCCGTAACCCGGTAATGAAGGCTTTCCAATCTCTCGATGCAGTGTCCGAAAACGCTAGAACCGTCTGGCATTCGCGCGGTGAGCAATCCTTCAACGTTTTCGGCGAAGAGCATTCCCGGCTGCATGATGGCGATTCCATCTGCAATGATGTCGAACAACCATCGCTCGTCATCGACCGCTTTTCGCTGTCCAGCGACACTGACAGGCTGACATGGCCAACCGAATGAGAGAATCCCCCCAGCCATGAGTCGAGTGAAGCTGCTCCAGGGGAAAGTTCGAACGTCCGCGAAAATAGGGGCTGAATCCAGGAGTCCGTTTTCCATTTTCGCAACCAGGTTCGCGATGGCAAATGCTTCCCTCTCGCAGTAAGCGACTGTTCGAAGATTTGGGATACAGCGTTGGAGTCCAAGGCCGATGCCCTCGTATCCTGAGCAAAGACTGACGTAAGGGATGATGGGAGAATGATGATGCATGGCTTCATGCTTTCACCCGCTCCACCACCGGATAAACATCGTAGTCCTCCGCCATCTCGAACGGGACAACCCGAATCCGACCTTGCGTGTACTCGCCGGGGTTCAACTCCTTGGCCGCTCGATCCGCCTCCTTGCGCGAGGAGAATTCGACCGTCTGGTAGCTGACGACCTTCTCCTTCATGTCGGACCAGCCAATCGCGCCGCTGATCTGGATCTTGAATTTGGGCGGGGCGAATTGATTGCGGATCATTGGCACCCTCCCTTTCGGATTATCGAGCAAACCGTCTCCGCATCGTCGATCAGCATTCT